CTCTTACTCCTAAGGTCTTATCCTGTTCATCTCTCCAAGTTTGTGTTCGTTCAGGGTGAACAGTCCAGGGTAGAGATATGGGTACAAATTTGTTTTCTTTGATTTGTGCGTTGGTATATGTCTTATGAAACCAGTTACCTGTACCGTTTGGTGTTGAGATAGCAAAACATTGACCTCCGGTTGCTAAGGTTTGTTGAGCGGCAGTGAAGATTGTATCAATGTTATCGATAAAAGCTGCTTCATCCAGTAGTAATAATGATACTGCTTCAGAACGACCTGCATCTGGTGATGCTGCTACCGCTTTTACCTGTGATCCATTTGCTAGTCTTAGACTTAATCTATTATCTTCTACTGCTTTTACTTTCAACCACGAAGGTAATTGGTCATAGGCAAACCTAATCTTGGTTACCATGTTCTTGGCCGTTTCTTGCTTGGTTGCAATTACAAGGATGTTCTTATCTTTTTGAAACAACATCAACCATAATGCATAAGCAGAAGATAGAGTTGATATACCTAACTGTCTTGATTTGTTGATTACAAGGTATTCTTTACTTTGGAATAGATGTAGGACTTGTTCCTGGAATTGATACAGGTTAAATTGGATACGACCACGTTGTGGATGTTGAATCCAGTAATATTTTTTCATAAAGTATACCGGATCGGTGGCACACTTAACGAATTCCTGTCTGATTATTTCTTTTATATTTGCTTCGGACATTAATCTCTTTTATATAAATATATGAAAAAGTAGTCAAACTACAAACTTATGTAAATAAAAAAACCCAAACCTAGAAAGGATTGGGCTGTTTGCACATTTGGTCTAATAAATGTTCAGACTTAGTGGTCCGAAAGGTAGCACTAATTATTTCAATACTAGTAATAAAGCTATAACAGCTGATGCACCTAATAGTACACCTTTAGTAACACGCTTTAAAATAGTATTCTGTAGTTGTAATTTATCGGCATAGCTTTTTTCGATATTAAACTTAATATCCTTTTGAGTTAATCTATTCTCGTATATACTATCCTTACTCTTATAGTCAGAGATGATAGTATCCTTGTGTAGACTTATTTGTGTAGTTAGAGCTAGTTCTTGTTTTAGTTGATACAGGACTGCTTTTGTACTATCACCTATTAGTAAGTCTTTGGCTATCTGCTTTGCAGCATGAAAAGGTATTCTAACTGTATCCTCTTTGCAAGGTACAGTTTGACCGTCTAGATCTACGCAATGAGTTTGTGCGTTTAAGCCTACTGTAATAAGTAGTAGTGTAACTATTAATAACTTTTTCATTTTAATATGTGTATCTTGTTTTAAAAAAGGAATCTAATTGATGTACACCAAACTTATCAATATACGTAATAGTATCGTGATAGTTTTTATTTATGGTAATTGTGATAGTTCTAACTGTGGCTATACTATCTTCAATACCACTGATTCTATCTTCATGTTCATTGATAGCAGAATCTAATACAACCTGTCCATGTTTTAGGGAATCGTCTATTCTATTTAGAGAATCGATTTGATGTTGGATAGTAACAGGAGGTGTCAGTCTAGATGTTGTAATCCAAACTGTTACACCTACTGTCAATATTAATGCAATTGCAACTAGTGCTGATTTTAACATATAGAAAATTATTTCTTACGTTCTGCTAAGATTTTTCCTACTTCAAGACGAATAGCACCTCTTAGTCTAGATTCATACAAAGTTTCTTCGTCTCCCATCTCTTCTTCACTTCCACCCATACCCATTGATTTTTCGATATCGGCTTGTAGATTTTTAATTTGTTGAGGTATGTTACCGATTTCTTCTTTGTACTCACTTATTGAGATTTCTCCTGATTTAAACTTAGCTAAGATAGCATCTTTTTGCTGGATAAGTTTAGCTAGTTTAGCTTGTTTACCACCTGCTTTCTTTTCTACTGTCTTGATATCCTTCATTGAAGGTTCTTTTTCATAATCTTCACCATCGTCTTCTGGTTTATCCCAGCTATCTGCTACGTTGTCATCGTCCATAGCTTCTTTCATATGATCACTTTCAAACTCATAAAGAGATTTAATACCAGCTAATTGCTGTAACTTAAATGCCTCTTTTATTAACTCTTGTTTTGCCATTGTATAATTAATTTATAATAAATAGGCACAGAAATTAATTACCGCCTTCTAATCTTGGATCAATTGGTACATAAGTCACCTTACTGTCATCTTTCAATTCAGACCACTTATCTTTCGAATAAGCTACACCGAATATAAAATACTCGTCTTTACGTTTAGAATCTTTGGGGTACTTAATGGCAGGGCCATCTAAGGAATGCGGGACTGGTTTCTTACCAGGGGCTGTGTACGTGTGTAGGACTACACCATCCGGTGTCTTGATTGTTTTAAATGCTTCTTCCATATCTATATCTATTTTGATAAAGGTATGAAAGTATTTTCAGATTAGCAACTTTTTTTTATTTCCAAAAACTATACACACCGGGGTATATTTTTTTTAGTTCTTCTCTTGTATAACCTTTGATTTTCTCACCAAATGGTGCCTTATGGTAGTGAATACCGCCCTTTGCTTGAATATCTGTCGGTATATCAGTCACCTGCTCACCTAAAAAGATTCCGCCACCAACAACCAAACCTTTAGGAAGTCTGGTTATTTTAGTACCTTGTAAAGATAGTTCCCACGGTACTTTTAAATTATCAGGTAAGGAAGTAATTGGTGTATCAGTTAAACTAAGATACCCGCCTACTTTTAAACCTTGAGGTAGAGAGGTGATTTTAGTACGGTCTAGATCAAGACTTCCACCTACTTTTAAATTATCAGGTAAAGACGTAATACCAGTATTCTTTAAATTAAGCCATCCACCTACTTTTAAACCTTGTGGTAGAGAGGTGATTTTAGTATCTCTTAAATTAAGATCACCTTTGATAACCAGATCTTCCGGTGTTAGAGATTCAGGTTCATAGAGGAGTTTATATCTAGTCAGAACCCCGGGAGGTGTTTTTCTACTATCTTTCTTTTCTAGAAAATCAAAAAAATGTTTTAGTTGTACGTCGTCCATTACTGTATTTTTATAAATAGATACCACCTCTTATACCCGGGTATATTTGCTTAATTTCTTCTTTAGTGTATTTTTTAGAAAATGGAGTATTTCTTAAATAAAGATTCCCACCTACTTGCAAATCTTGAGGTAAAGAAGTGAGTTTACTATCCTGTAAATAAAGACCTCCACCTACCTGTAAACCTTGAGGTAGAGAAGTGATTGGAGTATTTCTTAACCAAAGACCTTTAACTACCTGTAAACCTTGAGGTAAAGAAGTGATTTTAGTACCAGATAACCAAAGTTCTCCACCTACTTTTAATCCTTGAGGTAGAGAAGTAATTTTAGTGCCGGTTAACCAAAGAGTATCGTCTACTTCTAAATCTTCAGGTGTTAGAGATTCAGGATCATGAATAAGCTTATATGTAAGAGGCTTTTTTCTACCATCTTTCTTTTCTAGAAAATCAAAAAAATGTTTTATATGTGTAGCCATTATGATATTTTTACAAATACAGAAGAATATTCTGTGTTAGAGCTAGCGTAATTAAATAAATCTCTTGCAAAACTATCCTGGTCTTCTTTGTCTAGATTATCTAGTTGACCTAATAGTTCCATGTTAAAATAGTTACTTGTTCTACTTCCTAATCCGGCTTCTGTGAACTGTTTTGTAAATTCTTCTAAGCTAACCTTAGGGTCTAGATCTGTAGCCTGGTAGTGTTTATAGAAGTGATTAATAAACTCCTTACTTGGTTTACCGCATTGTGTTAATACTTCTTGCTGTGAGGATAGCGGTGTATTCGTAATAGAAGTTAACATAGCATTTATTGCTTCAAACCCTATCTTACCACCTGCTGCTCCTTCACCTTTTATCTCACCCATCCATCCGGTTATGTTCTGAAAGTTTCTAAATTGAACTGTTCCTTTGGTTGTAATAAGGTAGATATCTTTTGCTTTGAAGATGTTTTCGTTCTTATCTTTTATACCTTCATAGGTGATTTTTTTCTTTTCGTTTGCTTCTTTAGATAGGTTATTAACCTCTGATTTACAGCTTGATACACACTTCTTAAGTGATAATCCGATCAGTCTTTCTTCTCTAAAAAGCTCTAAAAGTAAATCATTTAACTCATCTATATCTTCAGGAAAGTCTTCTTCATTAACATCTTCGGTAGCCATCCAAATATCAGATGGATTCCATTTATTAATGTTTAGACCTACTTTTGCTTGGGATAAAGCTTTTTTAGCTGCATGATCTATCTTAGTAACGATACCCTTTCCTCTATAGAATTTATAGCTCTTATGATACTTACCTGCAACTACATTAGCAGTACTAACCATTGTAGATTGCCATGATGTACTATTCTCAATAAACTCAATAACTTTGTCAATAGGTTCAGATACCTCTACGTCACTTGCTACGTCTTTTAGACTTTCTTCTTCTTCTAGATCTGATTCTGTTAAATCACTACCTTTATGGTAACGAAGTGCTAGGACTAAACACTGTGCTGATTCCTGTAAAGCAGTCTGTGTAGCACCGCCGCTAATACCTTTACTACTTCCAAATTCTTGAGTCTTAGCTAGTTCACTAAGTTTATGTCCTAGTCCAGCTATATCATAGAACTTAACATTAGTTAACTCCTTATACTTCTTACCTCTTAGTAAATCAATAAATGTAGAGCTGGTCTCAGGATTAACTACAATTTCGTCACCGTTAACTAAAGCGATAGGTTCTTCTCCTTCTATTTTTTTCAATAGAACTTCACCTCTATCTACGTACCCGGGTATGGGTTTGAGTAGAGTTGTTGAGTTTAGAGAAGAAACCTCTCTTAGTATATCTATTAGTTTTATCATTAAGATTCAGTCTTTTCTTCTTCTGCTTGATTTGGTGATACTTCAGGTGTAGGAGGTTCAGGTTCTCCACTTGGCGGTGCTGGTGCACCTCCTCCAGCTTCTGCAGGTGTTTCGTTATGGGCTAACTCTGTTTCTGGTCCCTTTACATTGATTGGTGCACCTAATTCTAAAAGATGTGCAATTGCTAAAGTAGCTCTTTGTCTCTCACCTAGGGTTAGTAGGTAGTATCTCTTAGCTTCAACTTTGGCTTCATAAGATCTACCTAAGTATCTTAAATAAAAAGATTGGCCATTATGTAGGACAATTTTGAATGTTGTGGGCTTAGGTGCAATTACGTAGACACCGGTAATATAATCAGCGTAATCATTAGTTAATAACATAGCAAGAGTCTCTCTTAGAGAAGGGTACTTACTTAATATAAACTGTACAGGATCTTCTTCAAAAGATCTAGCAGGTTTTAATGGTCCAGGTGTTGTTGTATCTTCACCTTCTCTTAAGTACTTACGAACTTCCTGTTCAATAAGATATTTTAATACTTGCTTTGTTTGCATTACTTTCTTTTTCTTTCTGTAATATATTCAGTCGGTACTGGTTCTTCTTCGTAGTTGTCTTCTTCCCAGTCATTATCCATCTCTGTTGCTTCTTCTGCTAACGATTCTTTCACTGAATGTATATAGTCTGAAGATAAGGTAATATACGATGCGATCCAACCCGGAATTTCGTCATTTGGACCTAACATTTTATATACCTCTACGGCATTCATGATTAGATCTCTTAATTCACCTTTAGCCATTTTACCGGCATGGTTGTGGCCTTGAGTCCAATCTGTAGATTGTCTTTCACATTCACCACATTCTCTTAAGTATTGTTTAAGTGTCATATTTAGGCAGTTAAAGCATTATAGAATTTATGGAAATGAGCAGTTCTATCTGCTAATCCAATATAACCTCCATTAACTTTCTTAGTAATTACTTTTACAACATCATCAGTTGCACCTTGATCTGCTACTGGATTCAGTTTCATGTTGATTGTATATTCCCAACAAGCAGCATCTAATGCATAATGGTTATCTGAACGTAATAGATCAGCTGTTTCTTCTACTGTCTTACCTAGATAAGCAGCATATCCTTTATAAGCATCCTTACCAGTTAACTGCAACCAACCACCTCCACGGAAACGGAAACCATCACCAGGATTGATATTACCCATTCTACCACCGTAAACTGCTTCAGCAAGTTTTTCTTGGTTTTTTACATAGTCATGAGCATTTTTCTTACCGCCAGCTCCATCTAAACTAAATCTTGATGGCCAAATTTCTACTAATCTTGCAGGAGTTGAATAGTTCATACTTTCTGTCTTAATTGTGAAATCACCACTCTCATGAGCTATTTGAGCTAGAAAATGTGCTACTCTAAGGTTAGTGTTTACACCATACTTTTCAAATGCAGGAGGCAGTATATCTAAAACTGCTTGAGGGATTTTACCCTTTAATTTACTTAAATCCATGTTTAATTTGTTTTATATAAATAGTTGTTACTTTATCTTACGTACTGATTGTGATGGTATAAAAGTGGTTACACCATTTACGTGTTTAATTAGACTTATAATCTGTTCTGCTTGCTGTTTACCAAAGGAGGTAAATGGATACGGATCAATCTTTACTTTCAATTCTTCAGTATAAGACGGATTATTGGTTGGGACATCATTAGGTTGTCCTTCACCTCTTACAATTGTCACTCCTTCAATAGCTCTTATATCAGCTAGGATATCACCTAGAGTACGTTTAGTTGTATTAACAGTTAATTTACCGATCAATTGATAGGTTGTAGCAGATGCTTCTTCATTAAATAGTTCTACCAGCTTTATCATGTATTCCTTTAATTATAAATAGCTACCGAATTTTATTCTCTTCCTCTCCTTTTTTAACTATTCTTTTATAGTTAGCTTTTGCTGTACCTGGTTTACTGTTTGTGGCAATGTATACTAAGCAGATTTTATCTTCACCCGGTGTATCTACTTCAAGATGACGTTTAATGTAGTCACCTATATTTACACCTTCTCTTTTATCAAGAGTTTCTAGATCAGATTTAGTTATCAACCATACCACACCTTCTACATGATCATCGCTACTCTCACCTCTTACTATTGTATCTACACCTTTTTCATTCACCTCTCTTTTCCATCCAAATAATACTCCATCGGAATATTTTACAGCATCTGGACATCTATGTTTCATTCTTTTATGCTCCATATTAGAACCATATGCGAAATAGAAAATAGTTGGCTCAGTAGATTCTTCTAATATGTCTAATAGTTTAATCATCTGAATCTCTTGGTTTAACGGAGTCTAAAATTATTACTTCTATCTTTGGTTCGTAATCATCTGGTAATCTATTGTCGTATCCTTTAAATTCAGAGTGTGCTGATGTACCTCTGTATACGAATTTAAGTTTGTTTAAATTCATCATGATTTGACCTATAGTACGCATTTTATAAATATTATCATGTCTGAATGGATTCATAAAAGGATCAGATTCAGTTTGTTTAGCCATTGCATCTAACACTTCATTCCAATCTTCTACTTCATCTAGGTTTCTTGCAGCTAAATCTCTTCTTGATAGTGATGATCTTCTTTTAACACCTTGAGTATAACCTGCATCTTCGTGAGATACACCATGGTTTGATCTTGTGTGAGCTTTCTCTTCTCTATCTAACTTAGTTATAATAGGTGTATTTTTACTTGTAGATTCAACATTATAACTAACTTTTGGTGTAGCTACCATTACGTGTCCTTTTACACCTACGTCTTTCTTATCTTTACCTACATAAGATACTACTGATTCAATTGCATCTCTAATAGAGTTTTGTTTTAATGCATGTCTAATCTTAAGACCGTCAGTTGATGTAATTTTCTTCTCAGTAGCATCGTGATTACCCTTTTGCTTCTTTTCTATCTTATCGCTTTCTTTTTCATCTTTACCTACTAGTAGACTTGAATTTACAATACCAATACCATGTTCATTCATACCTTCACACCAGTCTGTATCTTCATCTAACCAATATACTACTTCAACACCGTCTATTAATTCATGAACAATACGTATTTTAGCAGTATAGCCTCTATCTCTATTTTTAGTTAATACAGTATCACCGTCTATATGTACTGCAGCGATAACACATTCTTTTAGTAAATCTATTAGCTTTATCATCTTATCTATGTTTTATAAGTAATTCACCTAAAACTTCAATACGTCCAACTAATTTCTGAAAAGCTATCTGTTCGATATTCATTTTCTTCTTAGTAGTATCGTATAGTTCTTTTACAAGATCTTGATACTCTTCTTCTGCTTTTTCTAAATCTAATTTACCTTCAGATGCCTTCTTATAATAAGGAAGTTTTACTTTAAAATGATGGTAAGTTAACATAGAAGGTCCACCTTTTTCTTTAGCGTTATCGGCTATCTTTTCTGCACCGCCAAATCTCTTATCGGCAAATTCTTCAAAAGCTTTTTCCGGTACAGTCTTATCTTCTAATATTAATTCAGTTAGTTTTATCATAGTTTTAACAGTGGTAGTTTAAATATCTCTGTAATGCTTTTGCGTAATGAGTACCCTTATTTTTTAGTTTAGCTTTTGCAGATCTTACTCTTGTACAAGAAAGCTTTCCTAATCTATTCTTTAGAATACCAGGTTTAACTGGATCATCAATTCCTTCTTTTACTTCTGTAAGTATATCAATTAGCTTTATCATTTTGTTTTGCCCCAAGTTTTACCTTTACCTGATCTACTACACTGTGATGGTGTTGGTCGGCAGGAAGGATATTTTGCTCTAGTCTCACCATCCTGTCTTCCACATGGTTTACATTTTTTCTTACCATCTACTTCATGACAGGTATTACAATCCACCCAGCCTCTATGTCCTTCACCACCTTTTCTTGAAAACCATTTATGTAGAGATTCTTCTTCTTTTAAGTCTTTCCAAATCTCACCTTTCCTACATCTCACAATTGCACCGGATCTATAAGCAGAAGGCTTATCGTATCTACGACGGGCAATTCTTAAGCATCGGTCTTCTTTCTCTTCAAGAATCTCTTTTAATATATTAGTAAGTTTAATCATTACTCTCTATCTGTATTACCTATAATCAAGTTCAGGCATATAAACTTTACCTTTTATACCTGGACAAGCTCTTTTTACTTCTTCTGGTGATCCGTAGTAAGTTTGAACTAACTCATCTGATTCTATATGAACATCTCCACCTATTATCATATCTGAAGGAAGTTCTGTAATGTAACAAAAATCTATTTCTAGATTTCCTTTTACTACTAATCCGTTTGGTAATATCCCACCGTCTACATATACTCCATCTAAAATAAAGTTACCCTCAATAGTCATATTATCAGGTAGTGATATTGGTTCTTCAAAATAAAAATCCGATAACGGAGATAATATCAAACTTCTCTTAATATGTAGCTCTTCCGGTGTTAATTCTTCAGGTGCTAATGCTAATTTTACTAAAAAAGGTGTTTTTCTATTATCTGTTTTCTCTAAGAATTTAAAAAAGTTATATGCGTTCATTGTAGTGTTATTTTACCAAGCTCTATATGTATTTAAAAGTGTAACCTTTTGTTGTCGTTTGTCTCCCAGCAAGCACATTTGAAATATCCCCCTGTCTTAATCCTAATTGAATTGCTGCTTCAGTCTGGCTTTCAAATAGTTTATCTAGCTGCTCACAGTATACCTTAGTTTTTCTTTTACTTGTAAAATTTTTTTTACATAATGCCATTTTAGAATAAAAGGCATGCTTCTCTTCTTCTGATAATCTACCACTCCAACTAGATCTCTTACCGGTTCTATACTCCTCTTTCAATCTTCCACTCTGCCTATCACTAAACTCTTTTGGCATATTAATTCCTTTATTCCAGCTCGGTTTTCCTTTTCTACTTGGTGGCTTAGCTTCTATTTTAAGATTTACTAAACTATCAAAATGCTCTCTAATATAGCTCTCTTCTATCTTGTAGGCTACTTCCTCTTCTTCTATATTTTCAACTAAGAATCTCACTTCCGGTTCAATTCCTTTCGCTCTTAGGCTTTTTATTTTATTCTCACACCTGCTATTTTTTCCGTTACCACTCCAGTACCCTAAATGTGATTTCCATCTACTTCCTTTACCCTTTCCGCAATAGAACGGCTGGTTATCTTGAGGATCTACTAATAAATACACGTAATACATTTTACCAAAATTTACAGCTCCAATAATTTGCACGATCTCGTGGTCCTGGGTTTTGACAATGGTGTCTTGCTCTATAGGATCTACGTCTTGCAGGTATATGTTTTTTAATTCTCATGTTTGGATCACCAAAGTTTACCTTCACCACATTACCTTTTGCATTCTTAACATAAACAGATCTCTTCTTAGGTCCACCAGGTGTTAAAAATGGTTTACCTAGAGTCACTTTACGTCCATGATATTCAGCCTCTACTAACTTATCTTTGTGTTCAATAAGATATTCAGCTAGACAAGATGGGCAATATGAATCAGTTTCTAGTAACATATTAGTGTAAGAATTTAAGCTTATACTTAGTACTTTCAATTAAAGCTACTAAAGTATCCACTTCGTTTTGAATATAAGAATCTTGTGGGATTACTTGTCTTGTTGTCTCTACATACTTATCCAGTGCTTCAAAATATGCTAGAGGTTGATTATCCTCTTTGAATGTAGCCTGACCGCTATAATCTCTTAAAATACCATATCTACCTTGATACGATTCTACTAGGCCATCGGCGATTTCTATAATCTCTTCGTAGTATTCTTGTAGAGCTTTATGTGCTGCATAAGAATCTGTTTGGAGGTGAAAAATGTGAGCTTGTGTTCTCGATGCAAATAACATTGAGATAAATTGTGCAAATTCTTCCATAATTATTTATCTTCTTCTAAAGGTTTTAATTGTTTCTTAGCTGTTTCTACCATCTTATGTTTACCACGTAATTCTTTAATACGTGCCATTACCTTTTCTGCTTCTTCGTGGTGATGATCGGCCTGGTCTGGTTCTTTCTTAACCATTCTCATATGCTCTTCAGCTTTCTTTTGAAGCTTATCAATAGTTTTTTGAAGTTTAGTTGTTACTTCTTCTTTCTTTTCTTCTAGAGATTTAGCAGTATGGTACATATCAGTTAATAACTGTTTACCCGCTTTTTCAGCATCTTCTTCTTCTGTATAAAATCCATGTACAGCTTCAGGAGCTAGACCGGATCTACACATATCTGCAAATTGGAATGGGTCACATGAGGTAACGATATCTTGGATAGAAGATTCGTGTGAGGTTGGTTTCTGTACAACCCAGAATTCAATAGTATCAACCGGGTGAGTACCTAGTACTGATTCTTTCTGTACGTGTTTAGGTAGGCCTTTTAGCTTGGTGTGAGCATATTTTTCTAGTTCACCCTTTGCCATATGTGACATTGCTTTGGCAGGACCTTTTAGACCTTTAGTGTTATGTTTTTCTTTTGCTGCTAATGCGATTGCTGCAGTGTGTTGCTGTGCTTGAGAAGTTGCTGGCATAAAATATCTATCTATTTTGATAATAAATAGTTTAGATCTCCTGTTCCTTGGCCTTTTTTATTTCTTCTCTAACTCCATCAAAGTCTTCTGATTTAAGTTTGACTTTACTCCACTCCTCTACTACTCCATCTTCGGATACAAAGGAAGTAGTTTCGTTTAACCACCCATCTAGAGCTCTTTCTAGATCTTCTAGTACGGCATTTTTATTACCGTTTAGGATAGCTTTTTGGTATGCTTCGAACTTACCTTCACGCTTTAATTTTGCTTCGTTTTCAATAACGCAATCAAAGCAGGTTTGGTGAATGGCATACATTTTTTTATTTAATTCAGTAAGTTTTAATGCTTTACCGCAGTTTGGACATGCTAGAGGTAGTACTAGTAACTTTTTTAGAGAATCAAACTTAGTAACAGTTTGCTTTAACCCATTTTTAATTGTCCAAGTTCTACCTTGTTCTTCCCAAACATCACCTTCTTTATAGTCTTGTCTAGATTTTTCGTATCCGGCCTGTAATGAAGTAGCTGCCGAAGCATTACCGGTTAACAGGTTTCTTGCTCTTTGTACATCTTTTTGACTAAACTCTTTCTTGAGTACAGTTTCTCTTTGCATAACGGTTTATTTCTATTAATTAATAACCTAAATCTTTTAATTTCTGGATTGTATTAGCAGCTGATGTGTGATGTATTGCTGTTCCTCCTGCTAGTTGCCATCTTCTACAATTATCTATCCTATCATCGATTAAGATATCACCTTCTTTGGCTAGATCTTGCTTTTGTTCTGCTGCTTTTAGATGTAAATCCACACCAGGTAGATGTTTTTTCATCCATACCTTCTTACCAATTCTCGATGATTCATCTCTTGATGGTGCCGATAAGATGCTTGGATGGAATTTCTTAATATGATCCCATAATTCTTTACCATCAGGCATCCAATCTAGGTTTGACCAGAAAGGCACCCCTGCTTTTGTGATTGGCTCCCAAAACTCTTTAGCATTATACCCGGAATTAACACCGGGAGCTTTCTTTCCAGTTAAATTTTCATAACCTTTCTCGAAATCAACCAAGACACCATCTAAATCACAGTAAAGTTTTTTAGGTGCTTCTTCTACTTCTTTCAGTAAACTCATTAATTTAATCATGTTATACTATTTCATTATTTATCTAAAAATGCATCTTTTTCAGATATGTTTAACATTTATTTATTAAATAATTTTGATAAAAATCCTTTTGTTTGTTTTTTTTGTTTAAAAGGAATAGAATTACCATGTTGATCAATTACATTTATATTTATGTTCTTATTTTGACACAGTTCAATAAACCTTTTTTGATCTTCTCCATACATATCCCAATCAGAACTATACTTATATTTTCCTGGATCTTTTAATTCTTCAACTATATCTACACTAATTAAGTAGTTTGATAATTCTATTGAAAAAGGTTTATTGTATACAATTCTCTCCTCTGCTTCAAAACTGTTTTTCTTTGCTTTTTCAAATCCTTTCTGTGCAAAAGGTTCTATTTTATACTTATCACTTAATTTATCTCCATCAACAGTAAATCTAACTCTTGGAGCACCGGACATTAAACTTCTTTTAACAGTAGCAAAATTTTTATTTCTAGTAAAGGAGATGTTGTATTTCAAATTATCTTTAGTACTATCTACAGCATAATCTGATTTTAATTGATCTTGAGCTACTATCTTGATAGCACTATCGTAATTAGTGTAGTGGTATAGTATACCTACCTGTTTAGCTTCTTTTAGTAAATCTATTAGTTTAATCATTCCAAATTATTATTTTGAACTTTTCAGGTTCTATATTAAAGAATTTGCATTTCCAATCACTCTGTTCAAAGAAAGGTAAAGAAGCCCATTCACTTCTTCTTTCTAATAGTTCTTTAGCTGCTGCATCCCAATCTGTTGATAATGCTAATTCTTCGATTTTAGTCTTAGCTCTCATCACAGCTTCATAGTCGAAATCATCCCATTCATAATGAAATACCTCAAATGCATTACCGTCTCTATCAACATAATCTATTGCTAGGTCTATTCCCCACTTTGAACGTATCTTTATTAGTTTGCTTACGATTGGCATCTCATTACTCCAATCCTTTAACTGTTCTAAAGCTGTACCGCTGTATCCTTTTCTTTCAAATAGTAGCGCATGATTTATGTGTACTCCTTCTACAATTGGTCTTTTGGTTGCAAACCAAGTTCGTTTTATGGCTCTCTTATATCTATGATCTTCGGCTGGTGTATTTACTTCTGCGTAATCCTGTTCTAAATCAGTTAAATCGTAGCCATTAGTATCAAATAAATCCACACAAGTTATTTGCGGTGTTTTATACCTCTTAATAGGATTAGTCCAATACGGAGTTGGATCAAAAGTATTACCTGTATTAATTAATTTCACTATCCTTTAGGTTTAAACCAGTTAGAACACCATTTTGATGGGTCTTTAATACTATTACCTTCGTTATCTAATAATTCGTTAGTACCTTTATAAGCTTTGTAGTCAGGATTACTACACATATGCGTACCTTTCTCTTTGTAATAAAACTTACAAACATGGCAACCAAAGCCTTGAGCAGAATACATATAAGGTACATAATGCTCTTTAGATTCTGTTAATTGTGCTTTATCTTGATTCTTTTTTAATACTATAGCTCTACCTCTCTGCCCGCTTTTACTTGTAAAAAATAAATCAAGACTTTTTCTAGAATACCCAGGAACTGGATTAGATTTTGTTAAATCGTTGTAGATATTAAAGTAATTACTATCTCCATAAGCTGCAATAGCAATGTAGTCAGGTTTAACTGTTGCAGTAAAATTTAGAACAACTTTATACATTGTACTCAGGATCTTAATGTAATTCCTACCTCCTGCATTACCGGTTGGAAGACCAGCACCAGGTGCAGATGAGTCTACCTCTTCAAAACCCACATTGTAAAATGTACCGCCATCATCATACGGATTACCTGTTTCTAGGATAGTGTAGTTATACTCTATATCTCCAACCTTAAAATACCCGTGGTGTAGGTCACCATGTACTTCTGCTGCATTTTTTACTGTTAATCGCATTTCATGCAGTGCTGTTAATAGCTTCCTAGCTACTGATCTAGTATCTTCTTGTAATGTAGTTGATACTTCAGGTATAAAGATATTATAAATACGTGGGTCTTGTTTACCAAATGTTCTCATCAGCATTCCAGCTACCGCATTAGCTTCATTTTCTACATCTGTACCAGTTTTACCATCTTCAGGATTTATACCAACTGTTTCGTTTTGACGGTGGTGAACTAGTTCATGTCCTAAAGTTCTTAATACATCTGCTAAATTCCTATTTGCTATTGAAATTAGTATAGAGTGATCTTCAGGAGTATATCCACCAAAGCTATGATTTTGTGCAGTAAAACTTGTATCGTACACGAATTCGATATGTGGTAGTTCTTCAATCTCCAACATTTGCTTACACCATTGAATATACTTGCTAATGATAGACATTGCTTCATCTTCATGTGGTTCTTCACCTTCTTTAATTACAGGTTGCTTAATTGTAGTAGCCAGTAGTTTAAAGATAGGCTCGGCATATCCTTTATTCTTTGCTGCTTCTGGAATGGTATCTTCAAATCCTACTATATCACCTGATCTTAATAGACCTCTAACGTAGCTAGCTGATATTCTACCAAACTTTTCTTCTACAGGAATTGGTACAACTCTTTCTCCAAATGCTTTTTGAAGTGATTTAAAGTATCCTTGATCATCTACCTCGTCTTTACCTCCCATTACATAGATTGGCTTCTCAGTAGGGTGATCGGCGATATAATCGTAGATATCCTTAACAGGTGTCTGTGTCTTAGAAATACTAACAGATACCTTTGGTAGAGGTTGTGCTGCTAGATAAGTCTGCCATACCTTTAAACTCTGTTCGGCAGTTATACCATCTCTCTCTTTTGGTGAGATAATAACATAGAGATGTGTGATGTAGTTACGTGACGATATGTCTTTAGCTACTTCAAAGTGACCTTTGTGTGGTGGCTTAAATCCACCCGGGTAAAAACATACGCCAGGTTCGTTTGTTATCTCTTCTGCGATAAGGTTTCCAAGTTTGTGTATATCTATCATCCTATAAATGCTTGTATTTTTGCTTTTGCTTGCCCGATATCAATTGCTTCGGGTTCTGATTTTAATATATCTGTTATACTCTGATTTAGGTCTGCTGCCTCTTGTGCTCTCTTCATCATCTCTTCAGGAGTCTTTTCTTTACCTTTACCGGTTGATGTATCAAAGAATCGACGTTTTACAATTGCCGGATCAAAAGACTTATCTGCTCCTGCAGGATCATTATTTAGTAGTATAAAGTTATCACCAAAAGCTTGTTCATATGTCTGTATGTTCTTGTTAACATCTCTCCAAGTCCTTAGTACAATAGCAGGCATTAAAGATCTATCTCTACCTGCATTTCTCTCTAAAGATGTCATAGGTGATACGTAGATCATTACCATAAATGTAGTATAACCAAGTTCTTCTAGCTCTGCTTTCTTTTTAAGTAACGGACCAGATGCTGCACCTGTACCGTCTACAATAATATCATCACGATCCTCTACAGCTTTGGTATATTTTTCTCTTGTAGTTTTCTGTGCTTGACCTTGTAACTTAGCTGCTTGAGATAGCTCTTCAGGACCAAAGTCTTTTTGTTTCATACCTAAACCAGATGCTTTCAATAACTCTTCATAGGTATCATCACTATTAATAACATTAAAATGTCCAACAGGTAAAATTTGTTTAGTTATAAAAGATTTACCGGCACCTGCAGGTCCAGCTAAAAATATTGCTTTTGGACCTTGTTTAGTTTCTCGTAATAAATTTACCAGCTTTATCATACTCTTATAAATAGTTTATTCTTCGTTATTCACTAGCATTTCTTGTGATACAATGGATTTTGGCAGTCTTTCAACTAATTCTACCATATATTTACTTGCTAATTCAACTCTCTCTAACATATTCTTGATTTCATCTTCATCTCTACCTAATCTATAGATGAATAACATATAATCTGTACCTACTCTTGGATCAAAGCTAATAAAGTCACACCATTTTCTACCCGTTACCGCCATATGCGAGATACATTGATAGTAGTAGGCAGCTGATGTCTTTTTAAACTCAGCATCTGAGGATATTAGTCCATATTTGAAGTGATTTACTGATGTGTAGGGACATTTAATCTCTAACACTCCATCATCTCCAACTAAAGAATCAGGTGTTCCTCCATAAAAATCTGATACAGTATAGAAAGAACAAGGTTTAACTTCTAGGCCAGTTGCTGCTGCATAAATATCTCTTGCAGTATCTTCTAAATCTGTACCCCAATCTAGGGCCGGGCCAATGATGGGTTGTGAAAACCCACCTAATTTTTCGGAGACTCTTTCTAGTAAGTAGCTTTTTGCTACATCACCTAATCCCTCTTTCTTTGATCCCATTATTTTCCAAATCTCTGAACTGGTTATTCTTCCTTTTCTAACACTAAACCATTCAGGTGAACGTTGTTCTGCTACTAGCATAATTCTAATTTTTTATGTAAAAGTTTAGCATAACTTAACGCACTTGATTGATGTAACAATCGTGTCATTTCTTGAAAACCTATATCCGATGGATCTTTTCCATTTAGTTCCACTAGATATACTTCTTTTCCTGAGTCCATTAACTGCTGGGCATGTTTTATTGCATCTTTTAGAGCATCATTATCTAATACAATATAGACGGTTTTAACGTCTGCACTAGCTAATTGAACCTGTAGAGATGTTGGTAATGTTTTACCAAATAAAGGTACTACATTTCTTTTTATAGCAATTGCATCAAAAATACCTTCACACAGTATAACAGGACATTTCCAGTTTATATAATATTCTAACCCAACTATTTCATTTTTATTACAGACAGGTGCGTTATATTTTCTTGCAGGGTCTTTTTCAAAAGATCTTCCGATAAAGTAATTCAATTTTCCATCCTTATCAAAAGATTGAACTATTAGAGAATTAGCATATCGACCTGTTTCACAATACCCAACTCCATATTTAATAAAATCTTCATCTGTTAAACCTCTCTTTCTAGCATAGGCTAGAGCTTGACGATAGGTGATCGAGCTACTTTTTTGTAGAATCGATTTATACTCCTTAGGAAGCTTTATTATCAGTTTCTCTTGAATCTCCCCATTCTTTTCTTGCGGTATATACTTGATAAAGGGCTTTAATTCTAATAGCGTCTCTCTTGGGACATCAAGCTTTTTAAATAGGTTTACAAGTGATCTGCCCTTCTGGCCACACACCCAACAATTCCATGGCGTTTTACCGTCAGGTGTTACTTGTAGGTCTACTTCAAGCTTGGGTTTATGATGATGACAGAATGGGCAATTGAAAGCATAGTTATGTTTTGAAGTATGTTTACCTTTGCCTAATACTGTCTCAACTATTCCTAATAAAAGTCTAGTGTTATCCATAGTATACTAAATATACGAACTTCTTACTAGACTACAAACTTAAAGTTTCTCCTCCAACCACTCCTTCGGTATCTGTTTATCGGCATAAGGGATACCCAGCTTCTCACACCAGCTCCCATATGTTGTCTTAGAGTTCTTGGCTATTTTAGTATTAGAGTTACTAAAGACAAATCTTATGTCTAATTCAGGTCTTTGCGATTTAATTAGCTCGTGCTTTTTTCTATCTGCTAGTACAAATCTACCTTTTGTTTCTATGATGATACCGTTAGTTAGTACAAAGTCAGGTAGGTAGGTGTGATCTTTAGCAGGTACAGTATATTTAATCTTATTAGCTGGATTTTCGTATTGATATATAACTTGTTTTGAATCGAGCTGCTGGGCGATAGTCTGTTCTAAACCAGAACGATAGCCTTGCTGTATAGCTCTTCTTCTTACATTAACTTTTTTTGCCATAAATAATTTTAGGTTTATGAATCCCATCTAACTACGAATGTAACATCAGTGTTAGCGGGCATTGGGAAGGGTTGGCCTAGTTTACCAACTGCAATTAGTTCATTAGCTCCATTATAGAGTCCAATGGTTGTAACATAGGGTTGAAAACTAGATCCAGATACGTTACTATTTAATACTCCAAAAGAACCGGAAGTTGCAGATGGATTTGTAGTCAGATTAAATTCATTTTCATTAATATGACATCTAACTTGGGACTGGTAAACAGTAGTTTCAGAGTTAAAACTTATGAGCGGTGTATTACCGTTAGGGCTATAACTTTGATTTGTGATTACGGCAATACCGTGTGAATATATAATATTACCTACACAAATCTGTTCGGTGGCTGTATCTACTAAATTACCATTACCGTCATCTTTAGAACTATTGAAATCACTAGTTGTATCTGTTATATAGAAACTATTAGGCTGTATCTGTTCTCCAAACAGTATTTGCGGTATCGAAACTATCGATACTAAGTTATTACCGCTACTAGATGGAAAAGTATTTCTATTATCGTATTCAGCTGAACCTGAGCAAGCTGTAGTCTGTAAATAGTTATCATACACTAGTACTGGGTTAACTGTGCTGTCTACATTTTGATCTGCTACTAACTGATCATACGACTGTTCAGATAAAGGGGTAGAAGGTTGTAATCCAGGTAGATTATGTGAGTAGTATAAGTGTCGTGCTGATCTATAATTTAGAGCACGTTGATAAGTTACAGATCCAGAAGCCGGTAGTGTTGTGGGATTACTTCCAAACGTCATGTTTATCCCCGAATTAGTATAGGCAGCAGTTCCGCTAAGGAAACTGAATGCCTTACTAGTCTTATACGGGAATACAGTTAGATCTGATATGTTTAATGTCTTATAAACAGAACTCATTCTATAGTTTTACTAGGTTACTACCAATTTAATTTTACTCTAAATAACGCTTCCTTTGTGAAGTCTTTTGTAAAAGGTTGTGATAATTTAGCAACTGCAAGTAACTCATTATTAGCGTTATATAGACCAACTGTTGTTGGGAAAGTCTGCGGGTTATTAATCATTGTAGGGAAGGTTAGTGTACCTGTACTTCCTGATATTGCAGATGGGTTTGTGGTGTAGTTAAACTGTGCATTACCTGCTCTTACAAATATGTAATCAGATGATACTGTTTCTTCACTATTAAGTTGGAAGTAACTACCACTTACAATTGCACTGTATAGTAAGTTTTGATTATTAGTATTTACATTTGATGTATCTGTTGTAGTTAGGTTAATACCACCTGAAGCTGGTGGTAATGCTAGTGCAGCTGGGTTTAATACGATTAACCCTACATCTGGTAGGAATAAACCATATGAACCTGATGGTGTCCAACCTGCAGTTACATTTGGAAAATAAGCTGTTGTTACAGCAGCACCATTACTCCCGCTTACTATGTTAAATGCTCTACCGCAATCTAGATAAGTAACAGTTGTAGTAGTTGTACTGTCATTTGTTAACTGTATCTTTGGTGCATTACTTCCACTTAAAGTTAAATTAAAAGTGGGAGCATATAGTTGCTGTTTATAGTCACTTCTATTTACATTAATCACAAATAGATTAACAGAAGATGAATTAGCTGTACCGAAGTTAAAGTTTTGAGTTTCAGTACCGTATATTAAATTTCTGTACTGGCCGTAGATAGTCCTTGTTGGGGATAATCCAGGTACAAGAGAATTGTATAGTGTTGAACCACTACCGTATAAATGACCATACGTTACAGCAAAATCTGCTATCGTAGCTGAGTTATTAACACTTACATTTGTAAAAACTGTAGGTGTTGGAGATGAAGAAGTAATAAAAGAGGTTGCTACAGGATTACCTGTTGACCAAGCCGGTGCTGTGATTGTATCTGCACTTACTACTATATCTGTTGAAGCTAATTGAACAAAGCTCATATTATATTATTAAAATTTATTATTAAGATTGTTTTGTAATAGTTACAGGAATTGTTACTCTTGCACCACTATCTCTACCTTCTATAACAAGATTAGTTTGTAGTTGTGTACTAGTTCCAAATAAAGTATTAACTGTAGTTGCAGTAATAGTAATTGTAGTACCTATAACAGTCTTACTTACATTTGTACCTACAGTCACAGTTCCGTTTAATTGAGTAGCTTCAGCTGTATTGATACCAATACCTGTAAAGTTAGATGTGACTCTAACATCACCAATAGTAGCGATATACCCGTCTTGTTCAAATGTAGATGTAGCACCTAGGTAATTTAAAGTTTGAGGTGTTATCGAAATAGATGCACCTTGCTTTAAAGTTATAGATTGATATCCTACATTTAGTGCCGGAATTGCAGAAGTTCCTCTTGGAAGTGTTATTAACTTGTATTTCATGATTTCATTATCATTTGGAAATGCTTCTAGTACTGGCATTGCTTGAATTGCTTCCCCATAAAATGCAGATCCAGATGGGTGATTTGGGTTATACAGAGTATAATCTATTTCATCATCAGATAGTGCAAATTGTGTGATTTGAAAAGAGCCATCATTTCTTGCTAATAATTCTCTTCCTTTCTTTGTTAGGATTGCGTCAACCGTTACTGTGGTTCCATTTAAGTAGCCCATATTTGTTTTGTGTTTACTGTATTAATAAATATATAAAAATTTGGTTTTAAGCCCTATTATTATCCGCTTGTAGTACCTTGTTCACTAGCTAATAGTTTTTGTTTAACACCTGCTGTTATAGTATCGATATTTCTTAAGAAATTAAAATCCAGATCATCTGGTATTACAAATCCGTATGATGTTAAACCTGGAGGTTTATTAAACGTTAACTCTAGATTTGTTTCATCTGGTATTTTTTTAACGATTAAAAAGTTTACAAAGGTATCATTGTTGAAATCATCTACTGCTATACTTCCTAAAGGAACACTTGGTATTAGGTTTAACTGCCCTAGATTGTCAATATAGATATTCTGTATTACATACTCTCCGAAAGTACCGTCGGAGTAATTAGCTACTATAATATCGTTAATTTGAGGTTTAAATATATAATTTACATCCCCATATTTTTTATATAAAGAACTACTTGGATATGCTGATGCAGATGCGGCAGGTGTGGGGTTTGGTGCAAATATGTAACTATCTCCGTAAAAACTTGATAATGCGGGATTAAGTATTATAGAGCTACTAACTGTACCTAGTGTCCATGTATCTTGATAGCCGTGACTTAGTGTCGCATTAGTATAACCGGAAACGGTAGCTTGTGAAGCTATTGATAACTGTGAATCGATAATACTAGCTGTATAGTTAGTTAACGTACTATTTACTAACTTTAATCGAGGTACAATTTTAGTGTTTTTAGGTATAGCGAATAATGTTGTTGTTAAAGTCATAGCTACAGTAACATTAGAGCTTCCTCCTTCTAAAGCCCATTTAGGATTGTTGGTAGCACTTCCGCTAGAAACTACATACACACCGGGTGGTAATGTAAAGCCGTAATTAGGATCAGTCCTCTGTACTATACTGGTTAAAGTAACATCAGTATAGCCAGGATTATCGACTGCTAAAATTTGAACACCGGATGGAATAAGAAAAGATGCAGTAGGGGAAGTGCCGCTGCCTCTATAAGCTGTAATATTCCTAGAATAGTGACCAGTATTTCCAAATGTATAATCGTATAACTGATAGGCTGTACCTGCTACAGAATTTTGGTACGGTGAAGATGTAGCAAGTACTGAGTTAGAGCTACTGTTAAATAATTCTAACTGCCAAGTTATAGTAAGCGGTGTACTTGATGTTAGTAACAATTCTACATACATATCAACATTGTAATTACCTGTTTCTGGTATTAGGTAGTATGAACCTACTGTACTACTACCTGTAAAGAAAAGAGTTCCCTGTTGTGCAGATGAATTGAATACATTGTTAACATATCCTCCAATACCTCCAGATACAGGAAAGCTATTTTGTCCTGTTCCACTTCCGCTTATATACCTATTTGGATTTGGAACTGTGGTAGCAGTGGCTAGGTAAGAAGATGGATTTAATGGTAGAAAAGATAATGTAGAATCTGCATTACTATCTCCGAAATACATTATAGGTTCGTAGGAATACCCGCTTGTAAAAATAGGTTTTACTCCATCTGTAAACTTCTGGTTACTGTATTTTTTACGATCAAATAAAGATATAGTAGCTGTGCCGCCTGCTTTAAATATATTTTGTACTTCAAATAAGTTGTTATTCTGCTGATTTAGTTCTGTAAGATTTCCGTTAGCATCAACAAGGTATTTTAGAGATGTATTTACTCTTCCGGGCAGTAACGAACTAGATTGTACTTGGGTAAATAAACCTATCTTTACAGAATTACGGTCAATTGCAGCTGTCTTACCGTAGCTACTATCTCCTACTGTATAGGTATTATACTTCACACTAGTAGTCTTAGTCCCTGTATACCTAATACCGGTAAATACCTTCGAGCTATAATTAGAATCTGTAATAGTTGCAAAAGGTATGAAATAGTTAGTCGGATTTTGATTTATTATATCGTTGTAGTACTGTGTAATAATACCGTTGTTAACAGGTACAACTAAGTTAGATGAGTAGTCTGTTTTAAGGTATATACTTGATGTTACTCCGTATACTGCATTGTTATATAGGCCACCTAAATTATAAGTAGTAAAGATTGACTGTCCACCTTTGATTGATGAAGTCCATGGTGCTGTTATACTAGATCTCTCTAATTGACTAAACTGTCCGTGATTGGTTAAGTTAATATCTAATCCTCCAAATTCACCTGTAAACGGTTCTTTTAACTTCGATTGAGGTGAAGTTATATTACCTACTGATAGTGGTTGTATAGTTTGAAACTGGTTACCGGGTGCTACATAGAAAGATACCGGTACTGATTGTGTGTATCTTGTATTAAGATAATATCCTTCTGGGTTTGAACCTGAGGTATCTACTAAATCTACTGAGCTTGTATTGTTACTTATTGTAACGGTTGGTTCATTTCTTGGGTACTTAGATCTCTCTAAGATGTGCGGTTTTACGATAATACCTGTAGATAAGTCTGCTCTAGCAGGTACGAAATCCTTTATCATCTTGAATAGAGAATTATCGAAGAACCTAATTAGATTAATGAAGTCTGGTAAGTCAAACTTACTAATATACTTCTGGAAGTATGTATTTCTTAGAGTATCTAAATCGGGATAGTTAGATAGATAAGCATCTGCTGGATTTCCAATGTAATCATCAATGTTAAAGTAGCCTAGCTGGTTTGTGATATCGGCATCTACTAAATCACTTGGTGAGAATCCAACTTCAATATCGGCAGAATTTCTACTTATGTCCGGGTTATATCTTTGGATACTTACAAATGGTGATAATAAACTTTCGGTTAAATCATCTTGTGTAGGTATAAAAATTTTATTATTTACTTTTTGACCTACTCCTACTGATGGACCTGCTATTAGGTCTGTCATTACTAAAGATTCAAATGAAGCATTACTCTCTGATTCATGACTTCCGCTACCAAATAATCCATAGCTAAATGAACTGCTACCGCTCTTAAAAGATTTTACGGTACTGGCAGCAGGATGATTTGAAGTTAAAACAGCACTTTGATCAATAGCTGTGTATCCAATTTCATATAAATCACCATCAGGTGAATTAAGCTGTAAGCTACTTGTTCCGTAAGACGGTACTACATTATTGTTACCTAGAGGTAATCTAAATGTTAAGTCCGTGTATGAAGAAGTAGGTGTATTACCTACGATCGAACTTGGGCTAGTTACATGCTGATTAAATGCGCTTAGGCTTAATGGTTGGCCCCAATATCTAAATTCCTGATAATACCCTTGGAAGGTAGTTCTAAGTTTACATAAACTACTAGTTAGATTAACCGGACCACCAAGATATGCGCTAAATAGTGCAGTCTGTGTACTTGTATCATATGCATTCCAACTTGCATTATAACTTGCCGAAGTTGAAGAAGTTACAAAGAGACTAGAAGAGCTAAGATATGTTATATTACCATCACCTTCTTGATTATAAGCAGTACCTGCTACAGTCAAGGTGTAAGTATTATCCACAGTATTAATTGCCGATCCAGTAGCTCTACCTATAGAAACAGACCACCATTGTGTATTATCGAAAAATGGTAATGTTATAGGTGCGGTTTTACCGTAAATACCTGCTGAACCTGAGTTATTTAGATAGAAAGTTAGATTACCATTATTCTGTAGAGAGCTTGATGGTATAGCAGAAGCAGAATCATATGTTAACTGTATTCCAAAGTAGGTATTATTACCTCTATTAACTTCAAACAGTGATTGTGAAATATGATTTGAATCAGGTATACCTTGTGTTTTAAATCTAAATTCGATTGTATCTGGTACAGCATTATTTAAAACCTGTAATGCCCACGGTATAGTTAGATTTACACTACCTGAATTATGATAGGCTAGGCCATATCTCTTTTGAATTACATCAGGTGTAGATTGTAACTTATCGGATCCCCCGAATTCATTAATTCTTAATAAGGTGCTTGGAATACCAAAGCAGTTAATTAGAGCTCTTAAACCTCTTGTTGTACCTCTAGTCTTTAATAAATACGGTAGGTTATGATAGATTCTCTTTTGATATTCAAGAGTTATATCTGCACCAGGTATAGTTGGTTTTTCATCAAAGTTCAGAGTGTATAAATTAGGGTTTGTATAACCTAGAAATACATAAGGACCTGATGAATTATATGTTATATAGATATTATTACTATTAAAAGAACCTGTAGGCGGTGTTAAAGAACCGTCTGGGTTAATACCCAGGGTTGAGTAGTAAAGGTTATCTGATATGTTTGTATTTGTATATAAATGTATACCGAAAGATTCTAATGCAGATTTTACTATCTCTTTAGATACACCTTTAGTTAAATCACTCTCAGCATCATATCTCTCTGTAACATCTTTGTAATAAATCCAGATGTTATCAAAGTGCTGTCCTATCATATTCAGGAAAGTCTGATACGGAATATTACTATCATCCTGTTTAAGATATTCTGGAATTGTATTGATTAGCCAGTCTTTGTTGTTAAGATCATAGGTAGATGCTGCATTTAGTGCACTATACTGTCCAACAGGGGGTGCTACATCTGGATTACCAAGCCAAGTTAAAGCCTGAGAAGATGTTATAGAGTATAACTGATATGGTGGTAAACTATTTGATTTAGGCCATGCCTGTGGGGTATTTTCGTAATACAGGTAATACTCGTAGCCATCAAAGTTTGTTATAATGTTATTAATTTGCTGTTGATAGGTAAGTATACTTCCAGATGTTATAGTACCTCCGTTTAATACTGTCCCGGCATTTGCAATAGATTGATTGTAACTTTCAATAAGTTTTAACTTGTAGGCGAAGTTATAGATACGTTCTTGTGCAGATGAGAAATGTACAAAGTTACTAAAATCAGAATAGTCAACATTTATATCAATAGACGTATCCTGTAATATGCTTTGCATTTGCTGATAAAGCGATGAAGACGGCGCTAGACTAGATGATGCTAGTAGAGTACTTAGATTATAAGTAGGTGTTGCTTGACCAACTCTCTGGGCTATATTTAAGTTAAAATTTGGTCCTTTTAATGCATTTGACGAAGGTGGTGCAGAAGCAGGTACTTCAACAGTAACTTGATACTTAACTGAATCTCCTAACTGCTCAACAATCCAAAACGTACTCTTAAGATCTATATCAGCCGGTAAAGGTTCATACAGTTTAAGAAGTAAACATCCTTGATCTCCATCTAAAGCATAAGCTACGTTAACTCCAATTAAAACTTCGTTATTACCAAAGTTTAGATAGAAATCTGAATAGTATGCACGAGATGCTGCTTGATTTTCAAAATCTGTAAATGCTTGCTGTAACTGTTGGTTAGATAAGTCTTGACGGCAAACTTTTAACTCTGTTCTTGTACCAGAGATTTGCTTAATCCAAAACTGATTTGTATAACTGCTTTGAAATAGGGTTCTAAAGAAGTTATAAGTTATATCAACCGAACCTCTATCATACCCGTGCGATGCTACGTCTGCTTGTGGATCTATTTGTAATGCTGTATAATTACCAGTTGCCGGATCCGGATTAACAGGAGTATAGTTAGTATCGTAGTATTCGGATACTAGTAGATCTCCATTTATGTCGTAGATAAAATATTCAACATAGTCTGTCGGAGCACCGAATGGTGGTGCAATTGTAGCAGTATTAATTAGAGACGTATCGGCAGGTTTATACTGCTGATATTCTGCTTGTGATGATAAAAGGTCTATTGTTACTATTTCCATTATGTTATTGAGCTTATGTCTACGATAGTTTGATTAGCTACTAGGAGCTGTTGTCTTAGGCTGTTAATTTCATCGATAAGTGCCTGTTCATTATCTGTTATTACTGCACCTCCTATATACTCTCCACTTTGTTTTACCAGGTACTGGTGTGAGTTTGTATCTCCTGTTACCGGTATTTGAAAGAATAGTTGACTGTAATATGTAAAAAAATCATCCACTGTCACAGTTGGCGCGGCAGGTGCTTGCGGGACAACTAACTCTGTAAATGAAGTATCAATTACTCTAGTATAGGCTGCTGTACCGTAGATTTGTTTTGTTAAATTTACTTGTTCTGTCATACTACCTTGTTACTTTAAAAATCACACCGTTATCAACTATTACCTGTTCACCTGTAGACGGTACAATTGTTTTAATTAAAATTCTATAAGATCTTTCAGGTTGTAATCCGTTTGTATACAGTGTAAAATAATTAGAATTTGTATCTGCACTAAGTTTTGTATAGTTTGTATCGAAATCAACAATTACATCAGATGTTTTATAATCAACTATTGACCAGTAGCTTTGCGGAGGTAGATATCTCCAGTTTAAGTAGTCTGACCCAGTTGCGAAAGTTCTTGCCGGGTATCTATCTCTAGTAACGAATTTCATTCTATATACGTTACCTACTTTTAGTTTATCTGTATTATTTTGAGGTATTAGTACAAAGTCTTCTGCTATAATAGTACCGTTAGTGTTACTACCTGTATTATATACAGAATCATCCCATTTCATTTCTAGACAAGGTGGATATACGGTATGTGTATCCATTGAGAAGAATTGAGTCTCTATTGAAGAACTTGGATTTAATTCAATTGAACCTGTTATACGTAATAGTAGTCCATAGTTAGGAATTGTACCTACCATCGATGCACTTACCATTGTAGTTACATCAATGTTTACATCTTTATTATCTATATAACTAAAACTTTGAGATGCTGAATAAGCTGGATTCCATACCCCACCGCCTACTGTATAGAGGTAGCTAGAAGTACCGTATGTATTACTCCAGTTAGCAGACTGTCCATATGCTCCTACAGATGTCCAACATACTCCATTTTTAGGATTAGGTACATCGTTAATCTTACCGGTTCCCATTGTCCATGCCTGTCCTACAGGATTACACAGTATCGTATACGTTTGAGGTAACGTAGAAGCGTATGCTAAATATAATTTTAATCCTACCTTGAATGATCCGGTTGCAAATCCAGCAATCGTATTAATATCGGCATCACTAAACTTGATTAATGTTCTTCTTATGTCATCTAGTCCATTTATAATACCAAGATTTGGATTACTGTTAACAGACGATATCTCTAATACCTCATCGATACCAGCATTAGCTGATGGATTAGATGAATATATAGTTGCGTCTTGTTGTGGAAATATTTTATATACCGACATTGTATTCTAATTTAAGGATAATATTAATAGGTAACAACTTTTCCTGTAATATCTATATCAGGATATTTTACTTCAAATATAGATGGATCTAAAGATGGGTAAATAACTCCTTTTAAAGTCGCTGATGATATATCATACGTATATGGAGAATATGTACCATCTACTGCAGACTTATTCGTTATAGTTACATTTTGAACTGTTTGGACACCTGGGATTTGATCTATTAATGTGTATATTTCAGATAAGATAATAGGTTGGTTGATTTGCCATCCATCTATCTTGAAATAGTCTTGTAGAGACTGTATACATTGAGTCAGTACATCTCTATTATTATATTGCGGTCTTAGGATAATGCTAAAATCTACCCCTATATTAACTATATAAGCATTTTTTATATTCACAGCATCTGTTAACATTCTATACTCTGATAGGTAGCTTTTTAGATTTTGCTGTAAAGCAGCAGGTGGTTCTTGTAAATGTTTATTTGTATCATAAGCTAAGGTGTATAAGGAACACGCATAAGGATCTTGCGTATTGATATCACCTCCTGTATCTTGTCTGTATGTTAGATTATCTTTAGTTACAAATGCTTTCGCAACTTGTCCAAATTTAGATGGCATACTATAAGCAAAGCTTAGGTAATCCTGCTGAGTCACAGCTCTCATTTGAGATGGATATTGAGCTAATATATTTAATCTTAACTGCTCTACTGTATCACCATCTCCCCCTCCGGCTGCTGAAGTAGGATTATTTATTGCAAGAGAGTTACGTACCGTACTTCCAATAGTAGGATCTACAATACCTCCTGCGAAATTAGAAGTAAAGTTTGTTACTACATTTAAAGTGTTACTAGGTACATTAGCTTGGGCACCACCACCTATTAAATAAGTGAAGGTTAAAGTTATATTATTCGGTGCTAGACCATAGGTAGTTGTTGTTGTAAAGTTAGCAGGATCATATAAAGTATTAATCTTACTTAACCTATCTATAGTACCTATACCTACATTACCCATATTAGGTACAACTACTTCATTAGCTACTGAATTTATACCTGATCCAAACTGAATCTCTAATGTATTATCTGTTTTAAATCTAGTTACAAATCTACGAGGTACAGTTTGTAATTCTAAGATATAAGGTACCGTACCTGCATCAGCTGCATAATCAGGATTTATATTAGGTACATTCTGTACCGCTTTCATTATTGTATCTTGAGCTAGGTATGGAACTTCGTACCATTTATTACCGTTGCTATCGGTAACACTTAGAATTTCAATTATATTTGTATCTTGTAATAGTATTGTTTCAAATGTTTGAGCTGTACCGAATGTATATGTGAATGTCTTTATAGTACCTGACAATGCTTTTGCAGATTTCTGCAATAAGAAATACTGTGGATTTCCGCTTCCGTCTGTGCTGTACACAGAAATATTAGTCGGAGAAGCAGAAGAAGATATTGAAAAATCTATATTCTCAGGTACATAGAAAGCAGCATTTGTATTTGTATTAGAAGTTACTTGCATACCTTGATCAACCTGTAGTGCATACCTAAAATCTGGTACGTAATTACCAGCTGAACCTGAAGCAGGTACTAATTGATATACGTTCAAATCTACTGTTGCGGCAGATGTTACCTTTGGTCTATACCCAAGCATGTAAGCTAGAGTATATAGGTTATTAGTCTGTTTTGCATACTGTACGAAAGTTTCTTGGTATTGGTTGTCTAAGTAGAAAGATAAGACGTCTCCAACATATGCAGCCATTTCAATAAACATTGAACCTGGTGATGCAGTAGAAAAGTCATTATATGTTGTTGGAAAATAAGCCTTAGCGTATTCGATTAGAGCTGCTCTAAAATCAGAGAAGTCTTTATTAAGGTATTTTATATCCTTTGTTACTGTTGAACTATTGTTGGCCATTGTCTACTGTTAAAAATATTTGATCTACTTGGCTAGTATTTGCTATACTATACTTAAATAAGACGTTAACTGTGTTTTGATCATATAAAGGTATAACCTGTACAGATGTTGTTATTACATTTGGAAAATTAGCTTCTATCCCTGTCTGTATGTTTGACTCTATTGTTGCGATAGAAATATCAGTTATTTGTTCAAAAAGCTGTTCTCTTAATCCTGCACCAAATGTCGGTCTAAATACTCTTTCATTTCTACCTGTTAATAGGTAATTTATGATATTGTACTTTAACTGTTCGGCTGTTGTAAAGACAGACGTAAATACATTAGGTGCTGAGAAAGGAATTGATACTCCTATCGCAGTGCTCGGTCTTAAATCGAGTGGGCTTATTGTACGTGCTGCATATGCCATTATATTTGACCTTTACTTTTTAATACGCTCATCATTTCAGAAAAATCCGGTACTGCATCTATGTTAACTTGGTGTATATCGGTTACGGGTCCAGTTTGTGCTAACATCTCTTGTACTGATTCTACTACCATCGGTTCTGATGTATAGGGTTCAGGTGCAGAAAACATCTGTGAGAAATCTTGAGGTGCTTCTGCATTTACAAAAGATCTAAAATCACTCTGTTCCATTCCATATGCAGTTTCCTGTAGTAGTTGCTGTATCGGATCAGAAGTAGTAACTCTCGGTACTGATGGAGCTGGTTTTCTTACAGGACGCTGTGTTATAGATTCTTTTAAATCCTCACGAAAAGTTTTTCTTGGAGTAATTAATTCTCCTTTTCCGCTTCTAATCTCTGCTAATACAGGCTTTATTTCTTCACGTATAACCTGTCTTACCTCTTCTCTTATTAGCTTCCTTAATAAATCTAACTTTGTCATATAATATAAATATTTTTAAATGTAAAATTCTACTTACTTTATTCCTGATATTTGCTGATCACCTTGTGCTGCTCTACTCTGATTCAGGATTGTCTGTGCTCTTTGACGTAAGATCAAAGGTGTATTAGGGTTGGTAGCGATTGATTCCCATTTAGCTTGACTTTCAGGAGATAGAACTCCAGACGGTGCTGGACCTCCAACTGATATAGTTGGTTCTGAAGGCTGTATTGGCAATTGTGTTTGTGCTGTTGGTTTATAATCCCCAGCTTGTGCTGAAGCTTTTAATGCTATCGCATCAGGTGTCCTATCGGATGCTGTAGCAGCTGCCACATCTTTAATAAACGATTTACCGCCAGGTAGTGAATTTATAAATCCTTTAGCTGCTGTACTTACTTTCTGTGATGTTGGATCAAGAGTTGCTGGATCTACACCAATGGAGTTATAGATACTTGCTTCTGTTTCCGTAGATGTAGATGGGTAGTGACTATTACCTATAATTAACTGTAGTTCTTGAAAGATTACTTGATTATCAGTTGAGTAAGTTAATTCAGTTTGAGCTACTTGAACTCCTCTTGGATCTAATGCTACTGCATGTCTTCTTTTAAACTGTAAAGGATGATCTATGGTCTGCTCTTCTTGAATCTTTAAAACATATCCGTGAAAAGTTTTTTGATTTGGATCGCTTTGAGCTGCTGCATAATATTTAGCAAAGTCGTTCAGTTTATTACTTACATCAGTTAAACTGTTATTAGCGGCATCTAAGTCAGCTAATTCAGGTGAATCGGCTGTAGCAACACAAGTCTGTAGGTTAAAGATTAGAGGTGCAATTGCAGCTTGTAATTGACTTATCTTACCTGTAAAACTTATTACAGTTGTATATATTAGATCAAGAAGTACTTGTAATTCTGCAAGGACTTTTTGCTGTGGTTTTAAAATATCTGTCTTAGTATCATTTAATGAATCTCCTAAAGCTTGGTTAAAGGATGATGCAGTGTACATGTTTGGAACTGATATTAACTTTATAACTTTAACTATAACATTAATAGTAGTTAATACTGATTGTGATAGAGTAATTATTGTCTGTATAAGATTTACATACTTTAACAGTTTTAATCCCATTTGGTTAATACTTCCTAAAAGGATAGATATACTCTGAAGTGTTGGTAGAATCTGTGCCGGATTAATAGTCTTCTGTAGGTTTTGAATCTGTGCTGCTATATTAACACCGGTAGCTTGTTGAGCTAAACTAAGTACATCTAGAGGAGTATTTAGGTTATTAAGAGTATGTAGTGATGTCTGTAGTTGATTGATCTTAGATAATAAACTAGTAGGACTACTTGTACCGTTTCGAAGAGTACCTGATAAATCGTTTAAAAAGTTTTGAGTGCTGGCAAGTGATGGGGAAATTGATACTAAATCAGGTGATATTGAATTAGAGATAGCTTCAATACCTGTTGCTAGATTTTTTAAATTATCTGTATTCTGTACAAAAGATTTTCCAAGTGTAGAACTACCTAATTTATTTAGTAACTTTTTAGACTGATCTTTAACTTTATCTAATTGTTTTTGAACTACAGATTGAGGATTAGGTGCAAAAGATAATACTGTAGCAATAATATTACATAAGTCATAGCTACTTATTTCTCTAACTAATGGTAATACTCCGTTAACTTTAGAATTTGATCCAGGTAGTTTTATACCTGCAGATTTATTTAAAGGATTACCGTAATATACGTCATCTACTGCTTTTTCAATAGTAGCTAACTGACCTGATATAGTTATAATTAAATTTTCTAATCCTTTTGCCATTATTTAGTATAGGTTACTTGTGATACTAAAGCAGAACCGCTTGCATTTGCTAGAGCTACTAATTGAGGAAATTCAGATTTTATAAGTGTCCCTGCTTTTACTAATAAGGGTATAATAGTTTCTGGTTCTGATTGAGAGATATTAGATAGAGCAGTACCTAGTGGTATTAGTATGTTTAACATTCTAACCAAAAACTGAGTTGTCGATGTACCTTTCATAACAGGTTCTCCTGTTAATTCAGCTTCTAAACCTAATTCTATCTTAGGTGAGTTTACAATAACACGATTTGCTACATCAAAGTTAACTGTACCTAGACTTGATAATCCAATAGACTTCTTACCAAATAGTAGTATACTATCTGTCTTAGCATGAAGTAAAACTCTCCCAGAAGATAGTATAATTTGATTATCTGTATACTGTTGAAGTTCAGGTATATAATTCTTAGATGTTGCCATTATTTATTAGCTGCTAATTCTTTTTGTGATTGTTGACTAGGTGATATTGTATCTGTTGAGACAGGTGCTGTATTCTTAGTTCTTACTTGATTATCCTGTAATCCAACTCTACTTGTATATGAAGTTAATTTAAAATTAGTTAGATCTTGAATATAGATAGATTGACCTGAACAGAGATAAATTGAAGCATCATCGTTACTTATATCCTCTATACCATTGACCCAGGCTTGAGGTATGGTCGATGTAGCTTGTCCGTTTCTAATTATAGTAATTGGACTTCCTACTTGGCCTTGACTACTCCATGGATTTAATGCACCTTTACCCTTAACTGTACTCCCAAATCTAACTGATTGACCCCACCTACCTTCTATAATTATATCACCTTCAAAAGGCTGTATATTCTTGATATTACTTTTCTCTTGAAAAGTTGTACCTAGAGGGTAACTATACGGTGCTTGTTTATTTTGAATTACACTTCCATAGTTAGCTAAATTTGGAAAAGCATTATGATGAACAGTACCCCATAGGTTATATGGTGGTCGATAATAATACTGTTTTGCTGAAGCATCATTGTTTAAATCTGTAGATGGACCTTCAACTATCTCTACTATTTCGTTAACAAGTGGATATTGCTTAAAGTTACCTGATAAAGGTTTTGCTGTTACACGGTT